TTCAATTGAAGAAAATACAGATATTTCAAAAGTTAAAGACGAAATTAAAACGCAAAAGTTAAACGAGTTAAAAGACTTATTTGAAAATAATGATTTTAATATTTCCGAGGATGACAAATTACATATTCAAAGGGTAATCGATCAAAAAGAATTTGCGACTTATGACAAAGCAATTAAATTATTAAAACAAAACATAGTAAAACATTAAAACAAACTAAAAAAATGGATCAAATATTAAATAGCGAATTAAGAATAGGAAAATTCACAAGTTCACAAATACATAGATTGTGTAAATCTTTAAAATCTTGTAAACCTACAGCGGCATTTTACAGCTATGCAGAAGAGGTGTATTTTGAAAGCTTATTAGGTCGATCAATTAAAACAAAGGTAAATACTAAGCCAATGAAATGGGGGAAACTTATGGAAGTTGTTTTATACAATATACTCGGGATGGCTTACACTATGGAACATAAATCTACTGTAGTACACAAAGATTATAATTTTTGGAGTGGAACGCCAGACCTTGAAGTTAAAGGCGTTAAAACTGGCGAAATTAAATGTTTCGAGCCTTTGCACTTTGCTAAATTGTCTTGCGCTTTGTTAACTAAGAATCCCGAACGCATTAAAGAATTAGAACCTGAGGCATACTGGCAAGCCGTTAGCAATTCTATTTTATTAGGTTATGACAAAACAGAAATTATTGCTTATATGCCGTATAAAAGCGAATTAATCGAAATTATTGAAGAAGTAGAAAACAGCAATTTTTTAGAGATTAACAATTTAGAGCCATCAGATTATTATTTTTTAACACAAGATAATTTAGATAGTTTACCATATTTGCCCGATGAAAGTAATTTTAGCAACGTTAATAAGTTTGAATTTGTAATTCCTGAACTAGACAAAGAACATTTAATTAATAGGATTGTAAACGCTAACAATTATATTAATGAAAATTTAAGAACGGTTTAAAAGCCGTTTTTTTTATGTATAGATGTAAATTATATTAAATAATATTTTTTTATATATATTTATATTTATATATTTACAAAAGCAAACTAAATCATATAATTATGAAAACAGAAGTAATTGTTTCGCGGCCATTTATGGGGCATGAAATTAATCAAAAGTCAAAATCTGGAATGTTTGACGCTACAGGATTAGTAAAAATAGCGAATATAAAACGTCGTGAACTTGGAAAGTCCTCATTTAATCTATCTCAGTTTTTAAAAACTAAGTCAACAAAAGAATTTATTGAAGAGCTCCAAAAAGAAAACGATCGCGTTATTATAAAAGGTCGCGGATCGAAATCTGTTACATGGGTACACCCTTTGTTATTTATTGACATTGCATTAAATATTAATCCATCTTTTAAAATAGAGGTCTATAAATGGCTTTATGATGAACTTTTAAAGCATAGAAACAACAGCGGAGAAAGCTATAAAAAAATGTCAGGTGCTATATTTGATAAATACGAAAACAAAGCAAAATTTCACAAATATATTGCAAAGGTTGCAAACTTTATAAAGGAAAAATGCGACGTAAAAGATTGGAACAAAGCAACAGAAAAACAACTTTGTTTGCGTGATCGAATGCACGAAAATATTTATTTGCTTACGTCTGTTTTAAATAATACAGATCAGGCCGTTAGATTAGGAGTGTTTAACGCTTTAAAAGACTTAAATTAAGATGGTACAGGGCTACGGAATTGCGTTTAACGAATGGATATTTGACGAACGCATTAAAAACGAATTAAGGCTATTAATTTACATTTCAAGTTTAACAGCTGAAAAGGGTTTTTGTTATGCAAGCAACGAACATTTTGCAGTTAAATTTAAAACTACAACGGTTACAATATCACGACAAATCAATAAATTGTTAAAATTTAAGTATTTAGATATTCAATATATTAAGAATGGAAATGTAGTTAAAAGTAGACATTTACGGTTAACAAAAATGTTAACGGCCGTTAAAAAAAATGATAACCGAGCCGTTAACATAAATGTTAAAGATAATAATACAAGTAATATTAATATTACAAGTATAAATAAAAGAAAGTCGGAATTTAAAAATTCCTTATCTCTTTTTTTAAATGATTTTGATAAAGATTTATTAAATGATTTTTACAGTTATTGGACTGAACACAATGAAAAAGGCAAAAAGATGCGTTTTGAAATGTCAAAAAATCAGCCGTTTAATATTAAAAGACGTTTAGGAACTTTTTTAAAAAATCGCAATAAATGGAAAGGCGAAAATAAAAAACCTGTTTACATGGCCAACAGGCAAACAGAACAAGAGGTTAAAAAAACCTATAATAATTTATCCGTAGCTAGTCAAGAAATTTTAAAATCAATGCAATGAGTGATTTAATAATTTACAACGAAAACAAAAATAATTTAAACAATATTGATTTTGTAAAAGATTCAAAAAATCAAATACAAATAAAATCGATAGAAAATAAAATTTATTTAGGTGAACAATTAAGTGTTTTAATTACTCAAATATATAATTTGTCAGGAATAAAAGGCGAATTAAATCAAATTCAAGCGCAAGACGTTTTAAAAATGATTTTAATGCAATTTAAAGAACTTTCATTAAATGAGATATACAAAGCTTTTGAATTAGAGAGATACGGAAGCTATGCAAAGGAAACAGATCATTTTCAGCTTTTCAATGCTCAATATGTAAGTAGCATTTTAAAAAAATACAAAAATTGGAAACGTGAAATAAAAAAAACGCATAACATCGAAACTATAAAGCCTGTTGAAATTCCAACAGTAACAAAAGAAGAACAAAAAAAAATATTAGATTCTGGAGTTATTAGATTATACAATGAATTTTGTATTAATAAAATTGTTCCTTTTGGAAATACTCATATTTATGATTATTTGTTAGAAATTGGAAACATTGAAAAGCCTACAGGCGAATACAGAAACGAAATAATTAAAAGAGCAAAAAAGAATATTAATAAATATAATTCTGAAAGCTTAAAAGGCTTTAAGAATGCAATCGAAAACAACAATACAAAGCTTATAAATGAATGCAAAAGAATTGCATTGCAGGATTATTTAAACAAACAAATAGAAAAATGATAGTATCTTACAACAAACTAATAGAATTTATTCGTGTTTTTTCGCATGATTTTAAAGATCATAATACTGAATTAATGATTGAAAAAATCTACTATTTAAAAAACGCAATAGTAAAAATGAAAAGAAAACCAGGAGAATTTTTTATTAATAATCAAAAAGAACATGACTATTTTTGTCTTATAGTAAATGAGGAAATCGACTATTTGAGAAAAAAAATAAGAATAAATTAGTGATTAATTAAGTAAAAACACTTATATTTGATTAATTAAAACAAACACCATGCAAATTTTAACACTAAAAGAAAACGACGCTTTACATCAATTAACGATTATAACAGGCAAAAAAAAACGTAAACTAGAAGAAATAATAAATCATTATTTTGTTAATGAGGGTTTAATGTATGAATATGATTATGAAGTTTACGGTTATTCAGTTCAGCAAATAGTTGACCAAAACCCAAGGTTTAATATTACGGAAATTGTTAAAAATATGTTTCAATTAACAGATTACAGGGAAACAATTGAATTAATGACATCTATATTTTTTCATAACGATTTAAATGATTGTATTTTTTGCGGTTGTGAAACAATAAAAGAAATTGACGGTGACGAAACACGAATCAAATGCACTAATTTTTGTTGCTAATGTGCTTAAATAAAAAATCGGGCTTTACAGGCTAAGCTCGGAACAAATACACCACTCTCTCAAAGCCTGTTTTTTATTGGGTGTTGTGGTGCGTTAATTCTTAGAAAAATGGAAAACACTTTATTAATATTCCCATTATTAGCTTTTGAATGGGAGAAAGGAAAAGGAAGAACTATAACAGTAGGTTGGTTAAAATGGACTTACTCGGTAACGTGGTAATGCACTACAACGTATGGTGGTATGAGTAGTAAAATTTAATTAAACGAAATTATGATAGAAGCAAAAGACAGAGCAATGCAATTTAAAGCAGAATTAAAAGCATTGTTAAAAAAATGGAATACCGAAATAGAGTTAGAAGACATTGGAAGAGACTGGAGTTCTAACTATGTTATGAAATGTTATATAGATGCTATCTACGAGGATGGTGATTGCATTGCGGAATGGACAGAAGTAGATTTAGGTAGATACGTGGATGGTGATTAAATTTTATTACTTATACCACGTGTTGTAACTATCCTATAAACAAACAAAAACAAACAAATAAACAATGAAAAACAAAGAAGAAATAAACAAACACAATGATAAAATTATATAAAGGCGATTGTCTTGTTGAAAGTGATAAAATAGAAAGTGGAAATGTTGATTTGATATTGACTGATTTACCTTATGGAACAATGAAAGGTCGTGATTATAGCAAACAACCAAACCAAAAAGAAGGTAGCAAAACAGCACAAGACCATAACTGGGACGAAACATTGCCAACACAAAAAGTGTTTGAAATTGCAAACCGTATTTTAAGGAAAAACGGTAAAATGATTTTAACAGCACAAGACCCGTTTAGTACTGAATTAAAAAATAATGCTTTGCCGAATTTACCTTATAATTATTCTTGTATTTGGGAAAAATCGAATTTTGCAAATTGCTTGTTAATAAATAAGGCTTGTGCTAATTTTTACGAGGATATTTTAATATTTAGTAAAAGTGAAGATATAACGATAAACCAAATAAAGGAATATACTAATAAAATTAGAGCCTTTATAAATAAAAAGAATTATGATATTTATGATGATTTTAAAAACGCTGGATTTAAAAAGTATGCTGTTTTAGATACGTTTAATAGTGATAAAGCAAGAAGATACAATTTCCATACTTTAGAAACTTACAACAATTTAATAGAATTATACGGTATTGATAAAATGGAAGGATTTATGGTGTATGAAGAAGCTTTTAAGATATATAAAGACTTTGAAAACAAAACACTAAGCACCTTTAACTTATGGGAAGGTAAAAAATACAAAAGCAATATTTTTAAATACGATAGAAGTGAAGTTGGCTACCATCCGACACAAAAGCCTGTATTATTGCTGGAAGATTTGATAAAGACTTTCAGCAATGAATGTAATTTAGTTGTTGATTTGACAATGGGGAGTGGCTCAACTGGAGTAGCTTGTAAAAACACTAACCGTTCTTTTATCGGAATAGAGAAAGACGAAGGATATTTCAAAATTGCAGAACAGCGAATAAATGCACGGACGCTGTTTTCTTAAACTTGTGCATAACGCATTGTGTATGATGCGTATGCCGATAGG